CATTATCTGGAACAATTGCGACAGCTCAGATCGCAGATCTTGCAATTACATCTTCTAAACTTGCATCATTTGCAGTCACATCTGCAAGACTTGCTTCATTTGCAGTAACTTCTGCTAAACTTGCAACTAATGCTGTTACAGCTATTAAAATTACACAATCAACAATTACACAATCTAAACTTGCAGCTAACTCTGTTGGAGCAGATCAATTAATCGCAACTGCAGTTACTGCTGCAACTTACACATCAGCAACAATTACAGTTGATGCTGATGGTCGTATTACTGCTGCATCTTCTGGATCAGCGGGTGCTGGAATGGGAATACCTATACTTGTTTCATCTGGACCTGCAAGTGGAACATTAGCTGCCAGCCCAACTGCAAGCAGATTAGCGGTTTACATGTATGCTGGAGGGGGTGGAGGAGGTGGTTCTAATGATAATTCTGGTGGAGCTGGTGGAGCGGGTGGATTTGGATTTTATAATAAACCTATTACACAACCCTTTTCACAGCCTTATTCTATAGGTGGTGGAGGAGCTGGTGGACCTAACCGTTCTGGAGGAAGCGCTGGTGGAGCAACAACATTTACAAACGTAGGTACAGTTAATGCTGGTGGTGCTGGAAATGCTGGTGGACCCGGTGGTGGAGGACCAACTGGAAACGCTGGGGCTGCTGGTAATGCACCCGGAGCAACTCTTACATATCCTTTACGTACTTTTATTATAGGAACTAATGCAGGTGTTGGTGGTGCTGGTGGACCTTCCGATCCCTCAACTGGGACTCCTGGAACAGCTGGGGCACTTATAGTATTTCAAAACACAGGGACATAAAAATGGCTTATTTTATTTTTGGAAAAAATTTAGATAATATTGAAGGAACAATTTACAGAATTGCAGAAAACCAAAGCGATTTAAATAATTTAAATATTTTACAATCTGATTATAAAATAATTGAAGAGCCTCAATCTAATTTTAATTTAGTTAAATATGGAAATAAATTCCCAATAAAATATAGTAATGATACTATTACCTACATTGATCAAACAAATTTATTCAATAAAAATCACTTACAAAGTTATGTAAATAATTTTAAAAATCAAATAAAACAATTTACAGACAATAACCCTAACCACCAATTACTTAGTCTTTGGAATAACTATTATATTCAATTAAATAATTTAAATTTAAATAATATTACTTATCCTTTAGATAAATCATTAGAACAATATTTCAATGATTTAGGACAACCCTCTTTAAGTCCTTTACAAATCCCTTAAAACTGCTATGTATTTAGTATGTTTGCTAAAGAGATAGAGTTTAGTGCTCACGAAGATTATTTTGCACTGAAAGAAGATTATCCTATACCTATAAAATTAAATGTACCAGAATGGTATAAAAAATTAGAGCATACTTTTGAAAATAGAACCATAAAAGGATGTATGCCTTTTTTAGATACCTTGACTGCTGGTTATTTATTAAAAATGCCACAAGATTTTAATGTAAGGCATAATGTAGATAGCAAAAATGAAAAAGGAGAAAATATTAAAGATTCTTTTCAAACTTTTGGATTGTATGATATGAATCAATTTTTAATTGCAAAAAGTGTTAATTTGAATTCAGGAACAGATTTTCATTCTATAGAACAGTTAGAAGGATCTTCGCTTGTAGAAAAAAATAAAAATTTACCTTTTTATAAAATAATGAATCCTTGGAAAATAAAAACGCCAAAAGGATATTCTTGTTTATTTGTTTCTCCTTTGAACAATCCCGATGATAGATTTTCAATTTTATCAGGAATTGTAGATACAGATACTTTTTCAAGGGAAGTAAACTTTCCAATTGTTATCAATGGTGACAAATATCCTATTCTTGAAACAACAATTAAAAAAGGAACGCCTTATGTTCAAGTAATACCATTTAAAAGGGACTCTTGGAAAATGACACTAAAACCAAGCGAGCAAAAAGAAGTACAAAACCTTAGACTTTTTTATAAATTAAAGTTATTAAATATATATAAAGATAAATACTGGAAAAAAAAATCATGGAAATAAAAAATTTCATTAAAATTTATGATGAAGTATTACCTTTAAATGTATTATCTAATTTAATTCGTTTTGCAAATATTGCAAATTTTGATGAAGCTAAAATAGGGGGTAATTCAGAAAAAACGCAAATAGATTTTAATGTCAGAAGAACTTACACATTGCCCTTATCTAATTTAAATAATTCTATGTCAAATGTGCATTGGTTTAATTTGCTTTACTTTTATTTTAATAAAAATTTAAGACAATACCCATTGGATACGAATATTTTAGATTATGGATATACAAATATTTTTGACATTGAAATTTTAAAATATGAAAACACTGGTTTTTATACATGGCATGTAGATCATTTTTCATCAGTGCCGAGAACAATGAGTTGTATATTATTGTTAAATAATGATTATGAAGGTGGTAATTTATGTTTTAGAAATCCAGATGGATCGGGAGAATGGGAAGTAGAAGTTAAACCAAATAGGATGATTATTTGGCCAAGTAACTTTTTATATCCACACACCGTTAAACCAGTGACGAAAGGGAAGAGATATTCAGTAGTAGCATGGGCACTTTAATAAAAAAATTCTGTTCTTTTAAAGAGAAAATAGATTTTAATTTTTTATCTAATTTATTAGATAGAAATAATTTTCAATCACATTTATCTAGTAATTATTTAAATTATTTTATTTTGGAATCTGTTTTTAAAATTGAAACAATAGAAAAAGACTTATATTTTAAAAATATATTTGATTTATTAAATGATACTTATAATAAAGATAATAAAAAATCAGATTTATATATATTTTTTTCTTTAGTGTCTGGAAACAAAAGTATAGCACATAAAGATGAATACGATGTGTATATACTTGGATTATACGGAAAAACTGTTTATAAGGTAGAGGAAGAGTATTTTACTTTAGAGGAAGGTGATTTATTAATGGTACCAAAAAATAGTTTACATAGAGCAATTGGTTTAACCCCTAGAATTTGTTTATCTTATGCAATCTATTAAAAACATAAAATATAAATTAATAAAAAACTTTTTAACTAAAGAAGAAATTAAATTATTAAACGATTATTGTAGAATAAAACATAGATTAAATTTTGATTCCTTTGATTTTAATCAAAACAATAATGGTGATACTTTTTTTTATGGTGATCCATTAATGGAATCTTTGATGGTCAATAAATTAGAATTAATGCAAAAAGAAACTGGCTTAGAGTTGTTATGTACATATGCATTTTGGAGAATGTATACATTAAATGCTGAATTAAAAAAACATAAAGACAGACCATCCTGTGAAATAAGTGTTACTGTAATGATGGGTTCAGATGGAACTCCTTGGCCAATTTATATGGAAGGAACAGAAATAAATATGGAACCAGGTGATGCTGCTATATATCTTGGATGTGAAATAGAACATTGGAGAGAAGAATTTAAAGGTGATTGGCATGCACAAACTTTTTTACATTATGTTGATAAGAATGGTCCCAATAAAGAATGGTTAAAAGATAAAAGAAAATTATATGGAATGCAAAGATGAGATTTAAACAATATGATAACGGGTCTTGTGACATACAATTTTCTTGGAAAGAAAGATTTATTCTTTTTAGAAAAGGTAAACTACATTTATCCGATGAAAATTTAAAACATTTTGGAAATAACCTTGTTAAAATAGTTTGCGATTGGCAATTAAAATTTAAGGAAGATATAGCTAATAAACAAACAAATACCGATACAGAAATACAAGGAAAATGAAAATATTGGGTATTAATTTATCTCATAATTTTTCCACTTGTGTTTATGAAGAAGGTAAAATTAAAGATGTTTGGTTAGAAGAAAGGTTTAATAATTTTAAAAATTGGAGAATAGATAATAAAAAAGAATTTAAACACCATATAATAAGTATTTTTAATAAAATAAATTTTAAACCAGATCTAGTTTGTTATTCATCTTGTTATAGAAAATACACTCATACAGTAGATGATTTTACAATTATACAGAATATACAAAAACAATTAGACGATCCTAATTATTTTTTTAATCCTAATCATCATCATATTTATCATGCTTTATCTTGTTTTTATTTTTCAAAATTAGATGAAGCCATGTCTGTTGTAATAGATGGTGGAGGTGCAGTCCCTTTTAATGATAATTATGAAGAAATGGAATCAATATTTTATTTAAATAAAAAAACAATTTTTTTATTATATCAACATTTAAGCAATAGAAAACATATCAGAACGGATACAAAAATTGAAAATTATTCTGATTATGGATATAGCTTTTATGAAAACAATACTGAATATCTTTGCACATCAAAAAGTATTGGTGGATATGATTTTAAAAGAAATTGTGATTTAATTGGTTTTAATGGTGGGAAAGACGCAGGTAAATTAATGGGTCTTTCTTCTTATGCATATTCAAATCAAAAATATAATTTAAATTATGAACATGTAGAAATAGCAAAAAAAACACAAGAAAAATCATTTAATAATACTTGTCTATTAATTGAAAAGGCTTTCGAATATAAAAAAATTAAAAATTTTGTATTATCTGGTGGATATTTTTTAAACTGCAGTAATAATTTTAAATATGTAAAAAAATACCCTGAGTTTACTTTTTTTGTAGATCCAATTCCTCATGATGCCGGAACAGGCATAGGAGCATGTGTTTATTATGATAAATATAAATAATATTAATGAAGCAGTAGAAATACTACTTGAACAAAAACCTTTAGTTATATTTCAAGGTTATAGTGAATGGGGTTTAAGATCTCTTGGAAACAGATCAATTTTATTTGATCCTAGAAATAAAGATGCAAAAAATATTGTTAATTATTTTAAAAAAAGAGAGTGGTGGAGACCTTTGGCTGGAACAATATTATTGGAACATGTTCATGACTGGTTTGATATAGCTACGTTAAAAGAATCTCCATATATGAGTTTTGCAGTAGATGCAAAACAACAAGCTATTGAAAAAATACCTTCTATTGTTCATGTAGATAATACGTGTAGAATTCAAACTGTTACAAAAGAACAAAATTTAAATTATTATAATTTGATATTAGAGTTTTATAATAAAACTAACGTCCCTATATTACTGAATACTTCTTTTAATTTAGCAGGGTTTCCAATAGTAGAGACATTAGATCAAGCTAAGTATGTTTGTAGCATTTCTGGATTTAAGTATTTATATACACCTAAATAACTCTATATTTCAACTTGGTTAAATATAAGGTATAATGCCTTATGCCTTTAAGAAAAATACCGGTAGCACCAGGATTTGACAAGCAAGATACTGCATCTCAAGCGGAAGGTCGCTGGATAGATGGGGATAATGTACGTTTTCGTTATGGAAACCCAGAAAAGATAGGGGGTTGGTCAGAAATATTAGCAGATACATTAGTAGGCGCTGCAAGAAACCAATGGATTTGGGCAGATTTAGACGGCAATAGATATGCTGCAATAGGCACTAATAAAGTATTAGTGATTTATTTTGAAGGTGCGTTTTATGACATCACACCATTAGATACAGCTTTAACTTCTTGCACATTTAATACAACTACAGGATCTGCAACTGTAACAGTTAATAAAGCTGGACATGGATTATCAGTTGGGAGAATAGTTAGATTTAGTTCTATTACTCCACCAACAGGTTTTGTATTAGCTAATTTTACAAATGCTTTTGAAGTTCAGACAACACCTACATCAGGTACATTTACAATAACAATGCCTTTAGTTTCCTCTGGCACTGCATCAGCTTCTGGATCTGCGACTTGTAATCCTTACTTTGATTTTGGTCCATTTGGTCAAACGTACGGATATGGTTATGGTACATTTAATTGGGGTGGATTTAGTTCAACTGTTACTCAAACGGCAATAGATCAAGGTGGAGGTATAGATAATGCAGTTACAACTATTCCAGTAGATTCTACAACAGGATTTGCAACAACTGGAACGATATTAATAGGCTCAGAATTAATTACCTATTCAGGAAAAACTGCAACAACATTTACTGGTGCTGGTAGAGGAGCAGAAGGAACAACTGCTGCAGCTCACGCAGACAATGTTGTTGTATACGATGCATCAACATTTGTTGGTTGGGGAGAAGCTTCTACTGTAGCAGCAGCAATTAATTTAGATCCTGCCAATTGGTCATTAGATAACTTTGGTCAAATATTAATAGCAACAATGCACAATGGTCCAACATTTACTTGGGATCCATCAGCAGCAAACGCACTTCAAACAAGAGCAGTTATAAATGCTTCTATGCCACAAAAATCAGTAATGACCATAGTATCCGATAGAGATAGACATCTTATTCATCTTGGAACTAATGAAACATTACCAGGCGGCTCACAAGATAAAATGCTTATAAGATTTTCAGATCAAGAGGACTTTAACGTTTATGCTCCAACATCAACTAATACTGCGGGTACATTTAGATTAGATGCTGGAACTAAAATTGTAGCAGCTATTAGAGCGAAAGACTACATATTAATACTTACAGATGATGCTGCTTATTCAATGCAATTTGTAGGTCCTCCCTTTACATTTAGTATTAGAAAAGTCGGATCTAATTGTGGATGCCTTGGTCAGCATGCAGTGGTATTTGCACAAGGTATTGTGTTCTGGATGGGCGATTCTGGAGGTTTCTTTGCATTTGATGGTACGGTTGTATCAGTTCCAAGTTTAGTTGAAGATTTTGTATTTACAACAACTGGAGATAATTTAGGAATTAATTACAATGAAAGTGAAACAGTGTTTGCAGCTCATAATAGTTTGTTTCAAGAGATAATGTGGTTCTATACTAAATATAATTCAACCGTAATTGATAGAGTAGTTACATACAACTATGGAGAAAAAGTTTGGACAACAGGCACTATGGCTAGTGCAACAGCCGGTTCTCAATCTAGAACAACATGGTCAGATGCAGCAATCTATGATCATCCTCATGCAACTAAATATATCGCGGCAGCCACGCCAACATTCCCTATAGTAAATGGTGTATCAGCAGGTGCCTCTGTTTATTATGAACATGAAGTTGGAGTTAATGAAGTAGCAAGTACAGGGGTTGAGACAGCAATACCTGCTAATATTAGATCAGGTGATTTTGATTTAGATGTAGATGGAGATGGAGAATATTTCTTATCTGTTAAAAGATTTATACCTGATTTCAAAACATTAGATGGTGATTGTAAAGTAACATTATTTTTAAGATCTTACCCAGCAGATACTACAGTTGCTAAAGGCGAGACATTTATAGGTCCTTTTACAGTTAATTCAAGCACAGATAAAATAGACACGCGCGGGCGCGCGAGGTTAGCTAGTATTAAAATAGAAAACGATGCAGTAAATACTAATTGGCGATATGGTATTTTTAGAGTAGATATACAACCAGACGGAAGAAGATAATGGCTAAAATAGATTTTTACGTACCAGAACCATCAGAGGTGTATAACAAAGATACACAACGACA